ACTAAAGAACTCATCAGCCACTTCATGTGGAACATAAGCAAATTCGTCAAGGAAGATCATGTTGAAAGAACCACCACGAACTGCACTGGATGAAGTTGCAGAAGCAATAATTCTAGATCCGTTTTCTAGTTCGATAGATCCTTTGTTCCATGATATCACGCCCTGTTGTAACCACTTTGGTAAGTTTTCATATGCCAACTGCAACCGCGACAACAGTTCTCTTGCGGTTGCAAGTTTGTTGGCGAGGATGGCCACATTCATGTTGTCATTGAATAGGACATAGTGCAAGATGTACGCAATCATGGTCGTACTCTTTCCCGTCTGTCGAGGGAACTTGCAAATTACAAAACGATTATTATGAACTGTCTCTACGACTTCCTCTTGAAAGTCCCACAATTCAAATGGAACAAGACCCTTATCAAGTGACACAATCTGAATGTAGTTTTTGATAAAGAAAATAGGATCCTGAGAACACTTGATGTATTCTTTGATCTCTTCTTGTGTGAATTGTTGTTCGACTCCGGCAGCCTTTAGTAGTGGGTTGCCTAAGTAATGATCAGTCTCCGACCTCGGCATCTTTCTCCTCCAGCATCATATTTTCTTTTTGTTCTTTCAAGAACATCTGTAGTTCTTTAGTTGAACCAACGAATAGAGAATTGTTTGTGGTATTGTTGACTGTTGTTGTTTCTTTCTTGATATCCTTGAGTTTCTTGTGAATCTCTAGAAGATCTTTGTTCGCATCTGCAACGGTTTTAATCATTTGAGCTGCGACTTCGTATGCTCTTGGACTTTCCGTTTCAGAGGCAACCTGAAGAATACCATCGATGGCTTCACTGCCTCGATCTATGATATCTTTGAGAGACCCACGAACTTCGTGAAAATCTCTGTCTGCTCTCTGGTCACCGACTTGTTTTGGTTTTTCTGGTTCAATAATTTCAGCATCAACTACCACGGGTTCTATCTCAAATACCTCATTGAGATTTTTATCTACACGATCTTCACTCATACGGTTTCTCCTCCACCGTCTATCACATCACCGGTTCCGGATCCAGCCGGGTTGTTAATTTGATATTCAGTCTTTGTAAATGTATATGGTGGTATAGCAGCTGGATCTGTCTGAGAACCATCAATGAAGATTCCAGTACCACCAGATATTCCAATATCAATTCTAGATACGGCTCCGGTTGCTCCGCAAAGTCCTGCGACTTGACCAGAAGTTAATCCGTCTCCAAGATCAAACAAAGTGGACTTTGTGTATATAATTGTCTTGTCTCTTCTGACTGGTCCATACAGATAACTTTTTACATTAAACGATAATGTCCAGTTTAATAATCTTCTAGTTTCCATTTCGCCGAGGAAGTCGTAATCTAAGTTTACACCTTCTAGAACAATAGGCAAATCAATCTTGGTATTGATGTCCGATGTCCCGCCTGCCGTCTGGAAAGTTACGTTAAATTCTGGAGTGAAGTATGGAACAATCTGTTCTACGATCTGCAATCCATCCTCAAACGTAGACGCATAAACACCGAGTTCAAATCCCATGTTGTATGGTACTTCGGCATACTGGTACGACAATTGACCTTGTGTGTTTTCAATATCTTTTACACGACGACGGTGAATTGTATTTCTCTTTCGACTCGCATCATAATTCAAAGATGTCATATTGAACGACATTCTGGGCAGAGTCATCTGAACATGAGCGTTTGGATACTCGTCGTCATTCAAACGACTATCTTCTTTGAGTCGTTGAATATATTTTTCTCTCGCAGCATAAGCCAGTGGAACTTGAATACTTACTCGATCAGTACCATCGGCGTTTAACTTGTGTACTTTGATATCATCGAATAACGTACCAAAGGCCACAACAGTGTTTCTTATTGTTTCATGATAGAAGTGTGATTGGAACATCAGTAGTTACCCTCCGAGAACGGATCATTCTCCGAGAAGTCCAGAATAGAATCACCCTCAGTTTTGATATTGGAGTTTGTGCCATATCCATCCTGTGGAATGATATCTCCGGAGGCACCAGTGACGCCATCGATCGCATCTTCCAGACCATCAATCGCAGACCAACCTGTATCCAGTTTCTCATGTGAGTAACGGAAGAGTTCGCAGGATAATCTATATGTGTAGAGTTTACCCAACTGATAGAAAGGATTTTCATGCTCTACGAATTTAATCTCAAAAATATATCGAGACATTGGGAAGTAAATTAAATCACCTTCTTGTGGGTGAATCTGTGTAGAACCAGAACCAACAAAGTTATCTCGAAAAACTCTCTTCGCAACCACAAGATCTACAGTGTCTTGAATTTCAAAACCGAATTGTGTAATCTGATCCCCACCACCAAACCCGTCGATTGAGTCGATGTACATTTCCATCTGCATACCATCAGAGAAAATAGAGGCATTGTCTTCACCGAAGATCGTGTCCTCTCGAACCAGAGTGCGTGGAAGGTACACCATATCTCGGCCATACATTCGAATGGTTTCGATGGTGAGATCTTCTAGAACACTTGAAGAAGTGTGTGGTTTTTTGTTGAAGAACGGATTAGTTCCCATTTATCATCCCGTCATAAAATCTGGTGGAAGTTCATACTTGAGAGACATCTCTTCTTCGAGTCTTCTAATTTCTTCTTGTGCATCCTGAAACATTTGTTGTCCATTGAATTGAACACCACCGGGTAACTGCATTCCCTCGAACTTCGAGAGGTTTGAACCCCACTGTCTTTTAATTAGGGCAGCGGCATATTCTTTCAAGAAACGATCGTTATAGAGTTCTTTATATGTTTCGCCGTCAACGGTAACGTAACACTCAAACATAAGATAATCACCTACCGTGACTTCCTCCGACCAATCCATGTCAAGATATAGTTTATTGGTTACTCGGTTGAAACGAATTTTCTTTTCGGGAGTAAGATAGTCTGAGATCATTTGCATATGTCTCATGACCTGATCGTAATATTGCATAGTACCACCATTACGAAGGCCGTAGAAATCATTGAATGCCATTTGATACTTGACACCCATGAAGTTGTTTGCAGCACCACTTCCAAACTGAAAAGCACGAACAACAGAAACCACACTTGGATCTACCAGATCCATATCCAGATATCCGTTGGTTACATCATCTTCAACAATTTGGTGTTTTAGGTATCGAGTTTCTACTCCGTCGAAGTGATACTCCGTGAAGTGTTCGATAGCATCATCAATTCGATCTTCTACTTGTTGATCATCTACGTTGATTTCTACAACGGGATAACCCAACTTTCGCAAGCAGTATTCTTTGAGTTCTTCTCTTGATGTTACGCTCATCCATGCACCTCCGTTATACTATGTATAATGGAAGATCCTCAACCAGTAAAAACTTTTCTAGCTGGCGTCGTCCCGGCGCTGTCTCCGCATGAAACGGAATCGCCTATTCTATAAATTGGACGGCCGTTAACGAGAACTTTTTCAAACCCTGATGATGCACTTCCAATTGCATGTGAACTTTTACCACAATTGTGACTACCAGAGTTATATCCGTCACCCAATCTACCAACAGGAATTCCATTGATGAGAACATTCTCCGAACCGTTTAGGAAAGGCATGGGTCCAAAACAATGGCCTGCACTCATGCCACCTCTTACCATTACATTAGACATAGATTATGGTCCCGTGTAGATTGGATAGTTACCGTCACCGGAACATCCGAATGTTCCTGTGTAGTAAACCAAGTGGTTCTTCTCGGATCCGGAGACAGTACCGAACCACTTCTTGTGAAGATCTTCCTGTGCATTAACGAAGATTGAGATGGAGGCATTTATACCAGATGTGGGGAATCCAGATGAACCCTCCGGTGGAATCGAGGCCAACCCTACGCCATCAGCGGGAGATCCGTAAGCACCAGTGAAACCTTGTGTACACCCTTCAACCGGTGTCGGTGCATACCATCCAAGTGGGACATTCAATCCAAATCCAAAGTAGTATGTGGCTCCACCTGTGCCTGAGATATGGATAAATCCATCGGCGGTACTACCGGTAATACCTGCGGTGGTTAATCCGGCAGGATTAATAAAGTGAGCCGCGTCGAATCCTCCCAAGCCTGGGTCTTCCGTCTGACCCACAACACCGTAAGTGCCGCCGTGGTGTGGAGGTGCCAAGAATTCTGGACATGTACCATCGGGACATGAAGCTGATGTGAATGTAACTCCAGTTACTCCACTAGTAACCCAATTGGTGCTTGCACCAAACAATGCTTGCAACCAAGGAATTCCGTCGAGTGGTTCTGTGAAATCACCGGAATAAGCATTACTTGTTGAGGGGGACAAATCATTAACATTACCATTCCAAAAGAATTCACATGCGTCTGGATTTTGTTGTTCTGCTGCTGGTGGTGTCAGTGGTCGAAGTGTATCAAAACTAGACGCGGAACTTATGACAGAGATTGCAATTCTTGGCGCACTTGCCTGTTGAGCATTCTGAGCGCGAATTGAAATACCTGCCTCTGTATCCACTGACTCATCGATCGGGTGAAGTCCGATGTTCGCTGATAA